GATCTGCAAAGAAAGGATTCGTTGACACGGTCACGCGCGCGAAGGCCCGCATCGAGGCTTACGCAGAGGAACGCCTCTTCGACCGAGACGGACAGCGTGGCGCGGAATTCAGCCTGAGATACAACTTCCGCTGGGTAAACGATGAGAAGAAAGACGACGGCGGAGAGAGCGTGTGCGGGGTGGCAGAGCTGCCCGCCGTGATGCCTGTTCCGCAGGCCGCGGGAGGTGATGCGAATGGCGAAGCGTAGCGTGGTATGGAAGCCGCAGCCCAAGCAGGCACTCTTTATGAGCCGCTGGGAGGACGAGGCTCTATACGGCGGCGCAGCCGGTTAGGCGGGGGAAAATCCGATGCGTTGGTCATCGAGGCATTGCGGCAGGTGAATATCCCGTATTACAAGGCGATCATCCTGCGAAAGACCTTCCCGCAGCTTGCCGAGCTCATTGACAAGACGTTGAACTACTACCCGCGTATCTATCCGGGCGCACGCTACAACGGCAGCAGCCACACGTGGACCTTCCCAAGCGGGGCGAAAATACTCTTCGGCTCGATGCAGTACGCAAAGGACAAGATCAAGTATCAGGGACAGGCGTATGACTTTATCGCATTCGACGAGCTGACCCACTTTACATGGGAGGAATATAGCTATCTCTTTTCCCGCAACCGACCGAACGGGCCGGGGACGCGTGTATACATCCGAAGCACGGCGAACCCCGGCGGTGTGGGGCACGGATGGGTCAAGGAACGTTTCATCACAGCAGCGCCGCCGATGAGGACCATCAGCGAGGATGCAGTCGTGCGCTTTCCAGATGGGCACGAAGAGCATCGGCAGAAGAGCCGCATCTTCGTGCCGAGCACGGTATTCGACAATAAGATACTGCTCAAGAACGACGACAGCTATTTGACGCGCCTTGCGTCGATGCCGGAGGCAGAAAAGAACGCACTGCTCTACGGCGACTGGGACACGTTCTCCGGGCAGGTGTTTACCGAGTGGCGCAATGACAGCGAACACTACCGCGACCGCATCCATACGCACGTCATCGCGCCGTTTCAGGTGCCGAAGGAGTGGCCGATCTGGTGCGCAATGGACTGGGGCTATTCAAGGCCGTTTGCCATCGGCTGGTTCGCGGTCGACCATGATAGGCGGCTCTACCATATCAGGGAATATTACGGCTGCACGGGCACGCCGAACGAGGGCGTGAAGATGGAACCGACGGCGGTGGCCCGCGAGATGAAACGCATTGAGGCGGAAGACCCGAATCTCAAGGAGCGGCACATCTTCCGTGTGGGCGACCCCGCCATTTGGGGTACGCAGGGCACGGAGAGCATCGGCGCTCTTTTTGAGCGCGAGCGTGTCTACTTCGAGAAAGGGGATAACGCCCGCATCGACGGTAAGATGCAGCTGCACAACCGATTCGCGTTCGATGAGAACGGCGTTCCGATGCTGTATATCTTCGATACGTGCAAAAATTTCATTCGCACGGTGCCAAACCTCGTTTACGACGAAAAGAACGTTGAGGACGTGAACACCGAGCAGGAGGATCATATCTACGACATGACACGCTATGTGTGCATGGAGAACCCCATTGCGGCGCGGGTAAATAAGCCTCCGAAGCTGGTCTTGTACGACCCGCTGGACATCAACAAGCCGAGCTACGACAGATATGCGTGGTTCCAACACAACTGACAGGAGGGGAAGACATGGCAGGGATGAGAAAATTCCCGCAAACGCAGCAGCAGGCCGACGCGGCTGGCGCTGCTGCGATGTTGGATGCAAAGGCAGAAGCGCCGCTTGTTGGCGCATTCCGCGACAGCGACGCGGCGATGAGCAGCGGCGCTGCCATCGGCAACAAGGAGATCGGCGACGCCGTAGAAACGCTGCAAAAATACAAGAAGGGCAAGAGCAACTTCGAGAATCGCATCATCAGCGAGGAGCGCTGGTGGAAGCTGCGGCATTGGGAGGATATCCGACGCGGGACGAAAGACGCGGGGGAATCGCCCGAGCCTGCGAGTGCATGGTTGTTTAACTCGATCATGAATAAGCACGCCGACGCGATGGACAATTACCCAGAGCCCGTATGCCTGCCTCGCGAGCAGAGCGACGAGGAAAGCGCACAGACGCTCTCGTCCGTGCTGCCGGTCATCATGGAATACAACGAATTTGACAGCACATACAGCTTCGAGTGGTGGGAAAAGCTCAAACACGGTGTGGCGATCTACGGCGTGTTCTGGGACAAGGAGAAAGACAATGGGCTCGGCGACATCGCTATCGAGGGTATTGACCCGCTGAATATCTTCTGGGAGCCGGGTGTTGAGGACATCCAGAAGAGCCGCAACGTGTTCACGGTGGCGCTCGTCGACCGCGACATCATCGAGGACGAATACCCGCAGTTTGCGGATAAGCTCAGCGGCAGCAGCATTGAAATGGCGAAATACGAGTACGACGACACGGTGGACACGAGCAACAAGGTCGCCGTGATCGACTGGTATTACCGCAAGAGGACCGCAGACGGGCGAACGGTGCTGCACTACGCGAAGTTTATCGACGAGGAGCACATCGTCTACGCCAGCGAGAATAACCCCGAATATGCGGAGAGCGGCTTCTACGAAGACGGCGAATATCCGTTCGTGTTCGACGTGTTGTTTCCTGAAAAGGGCACACCAGCGGGATTTGGGTATACGGCCATTGCAAAGGATCCGCAGCTCTACATCGACAAGCTGTGGGGAAACATCCTCGAAACTTCAATGATGGGCAGCAAGCGCCGGTATTTCGCGAGTGAAAGCCTGAACATCAGCGAAGAAGAGTTCCTTGACTGGCGCAAGCCGATCATCCACGTGTCCGGACAGATCGACGAGAGCAGGCTCCGAGAGGTAACGACGCGCCCGCTCGATTCCATCTACGCGAATATCGTGCAGATGAAGATCGACGAGATGAAGGAAACGAGTTCAAACCGCGACGTGTCCAACGGCGGCACATCCAGCGGTGCGACGGCTGCGGCGGCTATTTCTGCACTGCAGGAGGCGGGCAACAAGGCGAGCCGCGATATGATCTCGGCGTGCTACCGCGCGCAGACGAAGATCGTGAAGTTGTGCATCGAGCGCATGCGGCAGTTCTACGACGCAGCGCGCACTTTCCGCATCACGAATGAAATGCCCTACGAGTATGCGCAGATCGGCGTGAACGAGCTTGGCGATCAGGTGACGGGCGTGGACAGCCTCGGCAATGACCTGTTCCGAAGACCGGTCTTTGACATCAAGATCAAGGCGCAGAAGAAGAACCCATTCTCCCGCGCAGAACAGAACGAGCGGGCGAAAGAGCTGTATTCGCTCGGGTTCTTCTCCCCTGACAGGGCACAGGAGAGCATGATCGCGCTCGACATGATGGATTTTGAAGGCATCGACAAGATCAAGAGCCAGGTCAACGAGGGCGCGACGCTATACAACGTGGTGCAGCAGCAGAGCGAGCAGCTGCAAAAGGCGCTCGCGGTCATCCAGCAGTTTACGGGACAGGACATGGGTATCGGAATGGCGGGCGGCACGCAGAGTGGCGGCTCGACACGTAAGAGCGGCAGCAGCGGCGGGATTGAGAGCAAGAACGCCGACGCGCAGAGCGCGCAGACGCCGTACATGCAGAAGCTTGCCGAACAGTCTAAGCCGAACATGGACACGGGCAGCAGCGCGGCGATGCCGGGGGTGTAAGTGCATGACAATGGTTCACATCGAGCACGAGATCGGTCGCTACATGATACTGTGCGAGGGCCATTCGGCGGACGAGAAGTGCTGCAATTACATCACGGGCGTGATGTATGCCTTCGGCGGCTATGTGAAGAACATGGAGGCTGAGGGAGAGTGCGAGGTATACGGCTTTGAGATAGACGAGGGGGCGCCGCGCTTCCTCATCCACTGCGGCGGCGATGAGCGCATCGAAGCGGCATTTCTTGCGGCCTGCATCGGGCTCAAGCAGCTTGAGGTCACGAGGCCGGACGCGATCTTCGTGCACGTCAAAGAAAATTAAAAAATTTTTCTCACCCGTGGTGAGACGGAGGAAGCCGCATGTTACGCTTTAGGCGTGCGAGTGGCTTCCTCCTATTCATACGCCCGCGAGGGAGGGGCGGCGTTTTTCTTCATCTTTTCGCCGCTCTCCCCTCCCCTGCGGATGATGGGAAGCGCTGCACGGCCTACACGGAGGGCCAAATATCCGCGATTTGACAAGCAGGAGGGATACCATGAACCTCAAAACCACGCTTCGCGTGATCCTGAGCCTCTTTGACGGCGGCGCTGCCGCTGCGGGAGCCGCTGCCGGTGCATCGGGCGGCGCTGAGGGAGGCGCGAGCGCACAGGGCGAGACCACGAATGCAAGCTCTTCTCCCACCCGGAAGGGCAAAACGGGCGAATACGCCAACGTCGTGTTCGGCAAGCAGGAGACACCTGACGATACGGGGGACTCTTCTGGCGAGCCGAAGGGCCAGGGCGCGAAGATGCAGCAGCACGACGCCGGGGCTGCGGAAAAAGGCGGGGAAGACCTGAAAAAGGAGTTCCTTGACCTCGTAAACGGCAAATACAAGGACGTGTACACTGCGGAGACGCAGCGCATCATCAACCGCAGATTCGGCGAAGAGAAGGCCAAAGACCAGAAAATCGCCGATTCACAGCCCATTATCGACACACTGATGCGCCATTATGGCGTGGCGGATGGCGATATGAGCAAGCTGCGCGCGGCTTTTGAGGGCGATGCGGCGCTCAACAGCGTGCTCTACAACGCCGAAGCGGAGAGCATGGGCATGAGCGTTGAACAGTACCGCGAGTATGCGCGGATGCAGCAGGAAAACGAAGCGCTCAAACGTCAGGAAGAAGACAGACAGCGCCAGCAGAAAGCCGATGAGACTTATAACGACTGGATCCGTCAGGCGAGCGAGCTGGTCGGCACGGCGGACGCGCTGGGCGAGTACCCTGACTTCGACCTCAAGCGAGAAGTCGCGGAGAATCCGCGCTTCATTGCGATGCTGCGTGCTGGCGTTCCTGTAAAAGACGCTTACGAGGTATCCCATTTAGGCGACATTCAGGCCCGTAGCGCGGCGAAAGCTGCGGCGGAGATGGAAAAGCGCGTGATGGACAACGTCCGTGCGAAAGGAATGCGCCCGAACGAGAATGGAACCACTTCCCAGCCGGGGGTCATTGTCAAGAGTGACCCGAGCAAATTCACGAAGGCCGACCGCGCAGAGATCGCAAGGCGCGTGCGGCGCGGCGAGCGCATCGTATTCTGATGCCCGCCTAATTTACCGACTGCAAGAAGGGAGACAAAACTATATGAAGAAGTTCAAAGACATTTTCATTCTGCCCGTCATTCTGAGCCTGTTTGAGGGCCAGACGAACGTGACGACCGATGCCGGTCTCTCGGGCGAGATGAAGACCTACTACTGCGATACTCTGATCGACAACGCCGAACCCGAGCTGGTGCATGACCGCTTCGCGCAGAAGCGCAACATCCCCAAGGGCAAGGGCAAGGAGATCGAGTTCCGCAAGTATGATCCGCTGCCCAAGGCCTTGACGCCCATCACCGAAGGCGTTACGCCCAAGGGCCGTAAGCTGTCCATGACCACGCTGACCGCGCAGGTCGACCAGTACGGCGATTTCGTCGAGATCTCCGATATCCTCGACCTGACCGCCATCGACAACAACCTGCAGGAAGCGACGGTGCTGCTCGGCTCTCAGGCGGGCCGCACGCTTGACACCATCACCCGCGAGGTCATCAACGGCGGCTCCAACGTCCAGTACGGCGAAGGTCAGGTGACGGGCCGCCATCTGCTCGTTGGCGGCGAGGCCACGGGCAACCACTATTTCACGGTGCGCGCCGTCCGCAAGGCGGTTCGCTTCCTGAAAACCATGAACGCACCGCGCTATGAGGGCTCCTATTGGGCCATCATTCACCCTGACTGTTCTTACGACATTCAGGATGACCCTGATTGGAAGCGCCCGCACGAGTACAAGGACACCAGCAACATCTACGACGACGAGATCGGCAAGATCGCTGGCGTCCGCTTCATCGAGACGACCGAAGCGAAGGTGTTCCACGCGGACGACCTGACCGAGGGCGCACGCGACCTGACCGTCAAGAGCGCATCCGGCAAGGCCCTGACCGTAAACGAGGTTATCACCACTGCCGATGCCGCAAAGCTGGCTGGCCGTGAGGTCGTCATCGGTGGTGCGCTCCTTGAGATCGAGAACGCCACGGCTGCGGCTGCTGGCAGCGCGACGATCACGCTGAAAGAAGCACCTGCTACCACCCCGACGGCGTCGACCGCCATCTATCCGGGCGAAGCCGGTGCGAAGGGCCGCAACGTCTACTCCACCCTCATCATGGGCGCGGAGGCTTACGGCACGACCGAGCTGACCGGCGGTGGTCTTGAGCACATCGTCAAGCCGCTCGGCTCTGCCGGCACGGCTGACCCGCTGAACCAGCGTGCAACCGTCGGCTGGAAGGCCACCAAGGTCGCCGAACGTCTGGTTGAGGCGTATATGATTCGCGTGGAAACAACTTCCACGTTCGATGAGACCCCGCTGACCTAACCACCAAGGGGGCGGCTGTGAACGCCGCCCCCGCTATTGAAACGGAGGAAAGACCGATGAGCGAAGCAAAAAACGCCGTTGCGGCTGTGAACGCCGATCGCGCGGGCGAGGAGTACGTCAGCGTCCGCCTGTTCAAGGACAGCGGCAAGTACAAGGATGACCTGCTTGTGTGCGTGAACGGCGAAAGCTGCCTGATCCAGCGCGGCGTGACCGTGCAGGTCAAGAGAAAGTTCCTGTGGGCCATCCAGAACCAGATGAGGCAGGACGCCTCGACCGCGAATCTCATCCAGACGATGAGCAGCGACTATGTCGAGAGCGCGAAGGCCCACAACGCGTAAGTGAATACGACCGCGAGACACGAAAAATGAGTTGCGACACGGCGCAGCAAGGGACGAAAAAGTCGCTCTTGCTGCGCCGTTTTCCATAAGAGAGGTGACAACATGGTTATTGAAAATGCTTACGCGCTCGAAGAGATCAAGCTTGGGCGCAGGGGCGAAAATCAGGCGCGCAAGGTCGTCTTTGACGTGCTGGGAAAGTGGCGCGAGGGCTATGGCGAGGGCGTGGCGAGCCTGATCGTGCAGCGAAACGGCGATGCGCAGCCGTATCCCGTGACGGTGACGGAAGATGACGGCGCGCTCGTGTGGCTGGTATCGAGCGTTGATACGGCGGTGGCCGGTGAGGGCGCGGCAGAGCTGCGCTATACCGTGGGCGATACCATTGTGAAGAGCCAGATATATAAAACACGCGTGCGCGAAACGCTGGAAGACAGCGGCGAGACGCCGCCACCGGCCTTCCAGAGCTGGGTAGATGAGGTTTTGCAGGCAGCAGCGGATGCGGAGACGGCGGTCTCCAAGATGCCATACGTCGACGAGACCACGGGCAACTGGTTCAAGTGGGACGCCACGGCGGGCGCTTTTGCCGACACGGGCGTTGCCGCGACCGGACCGCAGGGCGAAGTCGGCCCCAAGGGAGATACTGGCGCGCAGGGGCCCAAGGGAGAGACCGGTGCAACCGGCCCCAAAGGAGACACGGGCGCGACCGGCGCACAGGGCCCCAAGGGAGAGACCGGCGCAACCGGTGCGACGGGGCCTGAAGGACCGAAAGGAGACACCGGACCGCAGGGAGAACAGGGCGTTCAGGGCCTGCAAGGCATCCAGGGCCCTGTTGGCCCGCAGGGACCCGTCGGCCCCAAGGGAGACACTGGTGACACTGGCCCGGCGGGTCCGCAAGGAGAGACTGGCGAACGCGGGCCAAAGGGCGAGACCGGCGATAAGGGCGACAAGGGTGACGCCTTTACCTACTCCGACTTCACAAAGGAACAACTGGAAGGCCTGCGTGGCCCGCAGGGCATTCAGGGGCCCAAGGGGGAAAAAGGTGATACCGGCGACACTGGGCCCCAAGGTGAAAAGGGCGACAAGGGCGATACAGGTGAGACTGGGCCTCGCGGCTCGCAAGGCGAGCAGGGAATCCAAGGCCCGACAGGCCCGCAGGGCGAAAAGGGCGATACTGGCGCGCAGGGACCGAAGGGTGCGACGGGCGACACGGGCCCGCAGGGCCCGAAGGGAGACACGGGCAGCGGCTTCAAGGTGCTGGGCTATTACGACACGGCAAGAGCGCTGGACGAAGCCAAGCTTGCAACTGCGCAGCCGGGTGACGCTTACGGCGTCGGCACGGCGGAGCCTTACGATATCTACATCCTGAACGGCACGACGGGCAAGTTCATCAATAACGGCCCCCTGCAAGGCGCAAAGGGCGATAAGGGAGACACGGGAGCCCAAGGCCCCAAGGGAGATCAGGGTGACGTTGGCCCGACCGGCCCGGCTGGTCCTACCGGACCGCAGGGCGAAGTTGGTCCGCAAGGTCCTACGGGACCCGCGGGCGCGGATGGATCCAAAGGCGCGGACGGGGCTGCCGGTAAGAACGGCGTGACCTACACCCCGAGCGTAAGCGATGCGGGTGTCATCAGTTGGACGAATGACGGCGGCAAGACGAACCCAAAGTCTGTAAGCATCAAGGGTCCTAAAGGCGATACCGGTGCTACCGGCGCAGACGGCGCGGCAGGCCCGCAGGGACCGAAAGGCGATACCGGCGAAATGGGGCCTCAAGGCCCTGCCGGAGCGGATGGAGCTGCCGGTAAGGATGGCGTGACGTTCACGCCGAGTATGAGCGATGACGGCGACCTGAGCTGGACGAACAACGGTAATCTCACGAACCCGAAAACGGTGAACCTCAAGGGCCCGAAGGGCGACACGGGCGCACGGGGGCCTGCCGGCACTGACGGTGCGAAGGGAGATACCGGACCAGAGGGGCCAAGGGGTCCACAGGGTGAACAGGGCCCGCAGGGCAAGACTGGTCCGCAAGGTGAAACCGGCCCGCAAGGCCTGACGGGCCCGCAGGGCCCTGCCGGGGCGGATGGCGCGAAAGGTGCGGACGGCGCAAAAGGCACGACCTTTACCCCTGCTGTGTCCGCGGCGGGAGACCTGAGTTGGACGAACGACGGCGGGCTTGCGAATCCCGCGACGGTAAACATCAAAGGCCTCAAGGGAGACACGGGAGCACAGGGTCCGCAGGGCGAACAAGGTCCGGCTGGCCCCGTCAACGTCCCCTCTACCACTGCGATGCTCAAGGGCAACGGCAGCGGCGGTATTGTAGCGGCGACGCGAGGAAGCGACTACATCGCAAGCGGCAACATCGTCAAGCAGACGCTTGTGAACGTTGAGCCCACGCCGACCGAAAACTACGCCATCAACTGGCTGTACGGCTAAGGAGGGGGACATGGCATTACCAAGCGGATACACAAAGCTTGAGTATATCGAGAGCACGGGAACGCAGTGGATTGATACAAAAGTTAATCCCAGCGAAACGCGAATCGTAATCGATGCTTATATCTTGGAGAGCAACACAGGCGGCGATCATCATATCGCGTCGGCATCTTGGGCTGAAAATGGTAAGCCTGAATTCTTCAATGTTATGCGTCTACGAGCAGATAGAACGGGATTTGCTGCCAGATATGCTAATGGGAATCTCAGGAACGTTGAACATCAAGGAAACGTATACGGCCGACATATTTTTGACAGAAAATTTGTAACTGCCCCTTATACTGTGCAAGTTGATGAAGCAACAGCGTTGACATTAACACCATCGATTGTCGGGTCTATAAACTGTCACCTCCCCCTGTTTGCGTTCAGGAGAAATAATGGCTCATGCAGTGGATTTATCTCTATGAGGCTATACTCCTGTAAGATTTGGAAGACTACGGCGTATGAAGGCGCACCTCTTATCCGTGACTTCATCCCTTGCAAAAATGCCTCTGGGGAAGTTGGGCTATGGGATGATGTCAATAGCGTTTTCTACGGAAATGCCGGTACTGGGACGTTTATTGCGGGAGAGTTGCCAGCGCTCACCGCGCACAAGACGCTCATCAACGGCACGGCCTACACCGTCAAGGGCGGCAAGTGCATGGTGGGCGGCACGGTGTATAACATCCTCAAGGGCAGGACGCTGATTGACGGCACGGGGTGGGATATTACATTTGCGCCGTCCTACGACCCCGTGTTTGCCAACAACACATGGGAGCAAATCATCGCGGCGTGCCACAGCAACGCGGTGCCGGATACGTGGAAGGTAGCAGACCAGAAGCCCATGACCATCAACGGCGTGGACTACCAGATCGACATCATCGGCAAGAACCACGACACCTACGCATCCGGCGGCAAGGCCCCACTGACCTTCCAGCTGCATGACTGCTACGGCGAGCTGAAGAACATGAACAGCTCCAACACCAACAACGGAGGCTGGGCGAGCTGCGCCATGCGGCAGACGCATTTGCCCGCTATTCTGGCGCTGATGCCAACGGAGGTACAGAACGGCATCCGGGAGGTGCACAAGCTGACCTCGGCGGGCAGCCGGAACGCCACCATCAACACCACGGCGGACAAGCTGTTTTCGCTGAGCGAGATCGAGATTTTCGGCAGCACCAGCAATTCCTATAGCGGCGAGGGCGTGCAGTATGACTACTACAAGGTGGGAAACAGCCGGGTGAAGAACTGCAACGGCAGCGCGAACATATGGTGGGGGCGCTCTCCGGACAAAGACTACGACAATCGTTTCTGCGGTGTCAGTAAGGACGGATATCTCAACAACCCCATCGCGAGCCTTGAGTTTGGCGTGGCTTTTGGATTCTGTTTTTAATTATAAAGGAGTGATACTATGGCAACATACATCAAAGTCAACAACACCGAGTACTCCGCTACCATCACGGGCATCCTGAAAGACCGCGGATGGAACGAGCGCGAGGTGAAGAACATCCGTCTGACGATGACCGCCACGGATGCGGCGGCACTGCTGCCCGACAACACGCCGTGGAGCATCGTACAGCGCGATACCGTACCCAAGTACGACGCGGCCGGCCAGCCCACGGGCGAGACCCAAGAGGTCGTCAATGAGTGGGACAACAGCACGTACAGCATCGCGGGCGACATCACTGACCATCGCGACGGCACCGTATCTATCAAGATGGGCAAGCCTACGGAGACGGAGAGCGCCAAAGCGACCGTTACCGCCCTTGCGGGCGCGCCGGTCACATACGCCCGTGCGGTGGAGCTGCGGCCCATCATCGAGCAGGCAGCGGTCAGCCTGAGCGACGGCGAGGCGGCGACTGTGCCGGAACTCATCACGGCATGGGCGTACCCCGTTGATTACGCGGAGGGCGACCGCAGAAGCTACGGCGGCAAGGTGCACAAGTGCCGTCAGGCGCATACCTCTCAGGCCGACTGGACGCCGGACAAGACGCCCGCGCTCTGGGCGGTCATCGACGCTGAGCATGCAGGCACGCAAGCAGACCCCATCCCCGCAGCGCGCGGCATGGAGTACGAGTATGGCAAGTACTACCTCGACAGCGAGGACGGCAAGACGTACAAGTGCGAGCGTATCGGCGAGACTGCGGGCGGGAAGATCGTCTTGCAGTATCTGCCGCATGAGCTGGTGGGACAGTATTTCACGGAGGTCTAATGTATGAAAATGCTGAAAGCTATCCGTGACGCGGATGCGCTGCGGCCTAACAAATTGAGCACGCCGCGCAAGGCGGAAATCCTCATGGTGCTTGAGCACCGAATCGCCGAGATGATGGGGGCGGAAGCCCCCACCCTCAAGGTGAGCGTGGAGGATGACACCGCGAGCGTCGAGGACATGGAATTGCTGCTACCGGACGGGCACAACGAGTGCTACCACCTGTATTTGGCAGCGCAGCTCGACGCCTACAATCAGGACAGCGCGCTCTATGCCAATGACCACGCCATTGCCAACGAGGCGGTGGCTGATGCTATGGCGTGGTGGCGGCGTGAAAACCGAAAAGAGAGCAAGGGCAACTGGAAGGTGTGATGACAAGTGCCGACGACATTTCAGCTGGTGGAGACGACTTTCCCGAACGGCGAAGGCAAAGACATGCAGGAGCAGATTAACGGGGTCTATGACTACCTTTTTGTGCTTCTGGAACAGCTTCGGTATACGCTCTTCAATTTGGACGGGAGCAACATCAATCAGAATGCACTGAGCGAGTTTATCAAGAATATTTCCGAGCCGATCTACGCCAAAATCGAGGATACGGACAAGAACGTGAACGAACTGTCCATCACGGCGAAGGGCCTTGCGGGGCGCATCGGCGACGCCGAGGGCAACATCACGCAGCTGCAAGCGACGGCGACGGGATTGCAGGCGAGCATTTCGAGCCTTGACGGCAGCGTGACGAATCTGACGGCGGATGTCAACGGCCTGCGAGCGACGGTGCGCGGGAAGATTGACGGCACGGCGGCGCAGACGCTCATCGACCAGAACTTGAAGCAGATTACGTTGGCGGCAACGAGCGGCAGCAACGGCACAGTCTTTGCGCTGAACAAAAACGGCGTGCAGATCGCGAGCACGGGGACCATCGACCTGCACGTCAAGGCAGTCAACATCGACGGCACGCTGACGGCGGGCGCGCTGCGCGGAAATACCATCGCGCTGATCGATAATAATGGCAACACTATCGGCGGCTTTACGCTGGCAGACACGACCACAAGCACGGGCCTTGGCATGACGACCACGTGGGGAGGCATCAAGATCCAGCCTGCGGGCAACATCTTTTTGCAGGCCGGTACAGGCGGCGATATTACCATCCAGAGCGGCCTTGTGCAGCTTGGTTCGGCGGCGCTGTGTCTGGCCACGCCGAGCTTTGGCCCAAACAAGCCGAGCGGAGCGGGCGTAGCCGGGCAGCTTTATATCCAACTGGTGAGTTAATATGAGCTATCGTCTAAGAGTATACGGCCCCGTTGACAGCAGCTATTCTCAAATCCTGCTGTTAAATGGCAATGTCTATCTTGACCGTGTTTCGCCTGCGGGGGAGAGCTCGCCGTGCTATGACGGCTATATCGACGGCTTCAGCGTCAACATCCAGCCGACGTTCAACACTGAGGCGGAGTTCAACAACTTCGCAAGCGTCTTCTCGCGCTGGGTGGTCAACGCAGACGGGCAAACATCTTACCAGACGCCTACCGTCAACGACGGCTATCGGTGCCAGCTGGACTGGACGCGCTTTGCAGGCGCATCTAATGTCTATGTGAGATTAGAGATCACCACGGCGCAAACATACTACGCACAGCTCGCTTACAATGCCAATGGGGGTACGGGCGCTCCTGCAACGCAAAGCGGGTCGAAGCAAAATGTCAATCCATATGTAGACTTTGTCATCCCGTACACCACACCGACAAGGCCCGGTTACATTTTTGGCGGGTGGACGCTGGACGGCACGACCGGGACCATCTACCCGGCGGGCGCAACGATCAGTGTTTACGGCTACAACTACTCCCCCGGCCCAACGCACACGCTGTATGCCGCATGGACGGAGGACACGAGCGGGATGGTGTGGTTATCGCCCAACGGTACAGGCTACAACCGAGGTATCGTGTGGCTCTATGCCAACTACTGGCGCAAGGGCATCCCGTGGATCTGCACGGGTGGGACAACATGGGAACGAGGTGTTTGATTTTGGAGGTAAAGAGCATGAATGAAAAAATTAAGCAGGAAGCGGCGTACGCGATGCACCTGATCGGAATTTTGAACGTCAACGGCGATGCCGTCGATGTGGTGGCAGCGGTGCGCCAGTCGCTTCGCAACATCGCAATGATATGCGACGGCACGGAAGACCCGGTGGGAGAAAAAGTCGATACGCCGGACGAAGCAAGAGGAGCGGTGAAAGATGAGACTGCCTGAGATCACGGCATATACGAACCGGCGCGTGCAGCAGGAGAAATTCGGCGGCATTAACCACACATTCGGTGCGGCGGGCGGCGAGCTCTACGACATGAAAAACCTGTCGGCGCGATACTTTCCGCTTCTTGCTCCCCGTGCGCGGCGCTATACCATCCGCAAGGGTATGGGCAAGGCAAACGGCATTTTCAGTGCGGGTAAGCTCTACGAGGTATATGGGACGAAGCTCTACATCAACGGTGAAGAGAAGACGACGGTCGCAGACAGCGAAAAGACTTTCTGCGCACTGGGCGAGCGCGTGCTCATCTTCCCCGACAAGATCGTGTGCGAAAAGGACGGAACGATCAAGCCGATGGAGGCGAGCTACGCCGCGGCGGGGCTGAAATTCGGGAATGGCACGTATGCCGACGAAAAGGCGGCGGCAAACAGCATCACGACGACCGGCGCGACGTTCCCGTTCAACGTGGGCGACGCCGTGACGATCTCGGGCTGCACGAAGGAGACCTACAACAACCGCACGCCCATCATCCGCGAGATCAGCGAGGACAAAAAGACGCTGCGCTTTTATGAAAACACCTTCCGCCTGCCTGATGGGCAGGAAAGCATCACGGAGCCCGGAACAGTCACGCTCAAGCGCAGCGTTCCCGATATGGATTTCGTCTGCACGAACGAAAACCGCGTGTGGGGCTGCAAGGGCGACAGCATCTTTGCTTCGAAGCTCGGCGATCCGTACAACTGGAATGTGTTTGACGGGCTATCCACGGATGCGTTCAGCGTTGAGAGCGGAACGGCGGGGGCGTTCACGGCGTGCGTGAGCTACCTTGGCTACCCGTGCTTTTTCAAAGAAGACAAAATCTTCAAGATGTACGGCACGATCCCGACAAACTTCCAGCTTATGTCGAGTGCGGTGCTCGGCGTGATGAAGGGCAGCCACAAGAGCCTCGCCGTGGCGGGTGAAACGCTCTATTACCTCTCAAAGGTTGGCATCATGGCGTACAGCGGCGGGATGCCGCGCTGCATCTCCCGCACGCTGGGCGACGATGTACGCCTCTCCGACGCGGTGGGAGGAAGCGATGGCCTCAACTACTACGTAAGCCTGAAAGAGGATGGCAAGGCGGCGCTGTACTGCTACAGCAGTGAGAACGGCGTGTGGCATAAGGAAGATACGCTTGCCGTGGTGCAAATGGCCTATTCGGGCGGTATCATGGCCTTAGTGGATGGTGGTTGTGTGCTGCTTGGGGGCCCAGCAGATATTCCGACCGGCGCAACACGCGAGGGCGCTGTTATTAGCGAAGCGGAGTTTGCCGACTATGACGGCGGCTTATTCGACGCGAAGCACGTGCAGCGTGTGCGGGCGCGGCTGGAATGCGAGAAGGGCGCAACGGTTGTGTTCCTTGTCAAGTTTGACGGCGGCGCGTGGGAAGAGGTCGACCGCTGCGGGGCACAGGAGAAAGACGTTTTCACGCTCAACTGCCCGATCCGCCGCTGCGACCACTTTAGATTAAAAATCAAAGCCACAGGAGAATACCGGCTCTATGCGCTCGAGTACGAATACGTGACGGGCGGCAGAAAGTGAGGGGACAATGGCAGATAATTTTAAACACAAGAATACAGACCTGACGCTCATCAACGATTCGGGCGACCTTGATCTCATCCGGCAGTATACCGAGGCCTACAACAAGGCATATGCCGAGGGAGATAAGGCGGGCCAGCAGGCGGCGCACGACGCGGCGGAGAAAATCCGCGCGAAGTACGACTATTCCGGCGGCGTGGACGGCAGCGAGTACATCAAACTTGGCACGGGCGCGAGCCCTGCAAAGGCTGACACGAGCTGGCTCGATAAGCTGGGCGACAGCAACTACAACTACGATCAGAGCGGACAGATCAGCGCAAAGCTCGACGCGCTGCTGAATCGCACGCCGTTTTCCTACGACGCGGCGAGCGACCCGCTCTATCAGCAGTATCGCAAGCAGTACACGCGCGAGGCAGACCGCAGCGCGGAGGATGTGCTCGGCAAGGCGGCAGTTATGACTGGCGGAATGCCGTCCACGGCGGCGGTGGCAGCGAGCCAACAGGCGAGCGACTACCAGATGAGCCAGATGACGGACAAGATCCCCGAATTACAGCAGCTTGCCTATAGCATGTATCAGGACGGCTTGAATGCTGACCGTGCCGACCTGAATACGCTCATCGGCCTTGAGGACAACAACTACAACCGCTGGTTGGCTGACCGCAATTATCTCTACCAGCTCGCACGCGATCAGGTGGGCGACCAGCAGGCGGCGGATGCGCTGGCGTATCAGAAGCAGCAGGACAAGCTGAACTATGACTACCAGAAGGAGCGCGACGCCATCGAGGACGCACGCTATAATGCGGAATGGCAGTATAAATTGCAGCAGGCCGCGCAGGCGGCGGCGGGGAAGGCAAGCGGCGGAGGCTCTCGCCGGGCTTCCAGTGGCGGAGCACGTAGCGGAGCTACCGGTGGAGCGATGGACTACGAAGGTCTGTTTACTGCAGCGCAGGCGAGCGGGAACCCCAAGAGCTGGCTTGCACAGAAGGCTAACTACCAGAAGTACGGCTTTACATCTTCGAGCGGGCTCTATTCCGACTATGAAAACTGGCTGGAAGGTCAGAACGGTGGAAGTTCAAGCGAAGGCTATAATTCGAGTAATTTCAATGCGGCTATGGGCAGTCTGCGCACGATGCTTGCACAGGGGCGTACCGATTATGCTGTCGGAGGCATTGATTCTTTCTGGGATAAGCTGAGCGACGAGCAGAAAGCGCGCGTGCAGAAGATGCTGAACGAATACGGGCTGACTTACACGGAGGGCTGATATGGGAAAGCTGGTAGCACTGAACACCAATAACGAAGAGAAAAAATTAAAGACCGAGCAGCCAATTGCGACCACTGTTGCGCAGGGGCGGCGCGGGAAATTGATGCAGACCGGGAGCGCGAGCGCCCCGGTCTCTTCTCCACCTACAGTATATCGCACGAGCCCGGTGAAGACGACGCCAGTGACGCAGCAGAGAGCGACGCAGAAGGGCTATAGCCCGATACTCCGTCAGCAGCAGAATGTCGTGACGCCGAAAAACCAGAGTGCGCTTGCACAGTCTCTCGGAAAGGGCGCCTTGCAGCAGCAGGAGGCGAAAAACTACCAGAGCGAGAAAGCCTTCAATCAGCACGTGCAGGGCGTTAAGGCACCGACGGTTGCGCAGCGCGTCGGCAATACGATCAAGGGCGCAACGAAGACCTACGGGGGAAGCCTTGCGAATCTTGCAGGTCTTGCACAGTCCGGAACAAACATCCGAATGAGGAAAGAAGCAGAGGCGGAAGCCGCTGATTGGGATCGAGAAATCGCTGCACAGAAGGCGCTTTTGCAAGACCCGACGAGGTCGGAGTGGGACAAGGAATCGGCCAGAAATGTCATCATGGCGCTGGAAACAAAAAAGGCCGCATACTTGCAGGCATACGGCGACGGCGGCGAGGCAGAGCGCGCGGCGGGCAATATCTATAAAGCCGCCGACCAGCTTTCCGACAGCGGCGCAAAGGATATCAACAAGGCAAAGCGCGGGCTTGGTGGCTTGGGGCAGATTGCCGTTGATGTGGGTGTTGCCGGCACGCAAATGGCAGAAGACATTGCATTATCTCCCTTTATGTTTGGGACAGCGCTTTTCCCTATGGCCATTCGTAGCGTGGGCAGTGGCGCGCAGGAGGCGCGCAGAGCGGGCGCAACGCACGAGCAGCAGGTCAACTATGGTTTTGCTAGCGGCGCGCTCAGCGTGGCGACCGAGAAGATCGGCAACGCGGCGGGGCCGTTCCGGAAGATGTTCGGCAAGGGCTTTTTGGATGACGTCATTGAACGCACGATGGGGAACCTCACGAAAAGCGCTGCTGGGAAGGTCGCACTATCGTTCATCGAAGAGGGCGGCGAAGAAGTGATCGAGGATCTTGTCCAGCCCGCGCTGCAGATGATCTACAACGGCAAGACGCTTGGCGGCAGTTATAGCGAGCTGGAGGCGGCGGAAGTGCTGAATGACTTCCTTGTCGGCGGTATTCTCCGCGGTATTGGCGGCGGAGTGGAAGCTGCGACAAACCGATTCGCGCGCTTTGATAACTCCCTCGGTGAGAGCGGGCGCAAGGCGATTCGCGGCTCGTACCAAGAGGGCAAGGACACGGCGGAGCACGTGAAGGACTTTATCCCTGCCTACAATGCGGGCGTGGAGGGCAAGGCGAACCCGAACCCGACGAATGAGACAGCCTATGCGGGCTATGTCGCGGGGCAGAATGACGCGAAGGCCGAGACGCGCAAGAAGACCTTTGCGCAGGAGAGCGACGGAGGCAGCGGCCTTGTCTATGATGACTACGTTTCACGTGAAATGGACAGTGCGACGGCAGATGAGATCAACACCGTTGCAAAGGCACTCGGCGTGCGCGTGCGCATGGCTGACGCGGTGCGTGGCGGCACGGCTAATGGCGTCATCGAGGGCAACGAAATCCGCATTGCAAAGGACGCGCAGGACCCCGTGATGCAGGTCGTCGGCCATGAGTGGACACACCGCGTGCAGGAGCTTGCGCCCGAGCAGTACACAGCGTTCCGCGATGCCATTATGGAAGACCCCGACGTCGCCGAGGCGGCGAAGATCCTGCACGAGCAGTACAACCGCATGGGCGTGGAGATCAGCATGGAGCAGGCGATGGACGAGGCCGCGGCGAACTACGCGGGCGAAATGATCGCCAACACGGACGTGTTGAACGAGTTTATCCGTAGGCACAGCGAAGACCGCACGCTGCTTGAAAAGCTGCGCGACGCGATCCGCGAGATCGTGGGCAAGCTGACCGGCAAGGCGAAACAGCAGGCACAGACAGTGGAGGGGCTTTTACAGCAGGCGTTTGAAGCGGCGGCGCAGAACAGCAAAAATGCCGCCACAGAAGGCGGCGCGCGGTACAGCATTGACCCATATTTCAGTGAAAACGTCCGTGAATGGTACGAAGAAGGTCAGAGCGCCGGGGAGCGCTTTACGCTTGGAAGCACCGGCGATGTGCTGCAAGGCCTCGGTGCAATCGAGAGTGACATCTACATGAGCGGCGATAAAATCAGCCGAATCTTGAGCGACCACCCCGAAATGACGATCGAGGAGATCGGGAAAATACCTGAACTTCTGGAAGACCCTGTGCTCATTCTGAAAAGCAAGGGCCACGGCGCAAGCAAGGCAAATAGCCGGGTTGTGCTGTATGGCACGATGAAGGCGCAGAACGGTGAGCCGGTCATGGCTGTGCTCGATCTGCGCCCGAGTGAAAACGGCTTTGTGCTGGACGATATGCAGAAGGTCAACAGCGCGTATACAAAAAAGAACCCCGCGAACTTCGTCGCGGGTAGTGATGTTTTGTATGCAGATAAAAAAAGAACCGTTCCGCTTCTTCGCCAATTCGGGCTTACAATAACGTCCCGAGAGCTTCTGCGAAATGGTTCTATCGGTAGTATATCCTACGAGGGCGGAACTGTCAAGCTGGACGGCGTTCCATTTTCGGACATTGCAGGGGATGTTGCTACAAAAAATAAAGCATCGGCACCGCCCCTTCAGTACCGAAATGGTACAGCTAAAGCGAATAATCGCCCTGTTGGGGTGTCCACCAATGCTTCTAAAAGCAGTGTACCCCAAAACGGAGAGAATGTCAAGAAGCGTTATTCACTGAAAGAGTACACCGATGAAGAGAAGAAGCAGCACCGCAAGGACGCGGACGAGTATTTCGGGCATACCTACAAGTGGTCGGAGACCGGATACATCCTGACGAACGGTAAGAAACTTGACTTCTCCGGCAGGCACGAAGGCGGCCCCGGCGGATATCGCACAGTCGACCACCGCGACATCCGCGACGCGCTGGGCGACGACTACGGCGGCAGCGATTACAGCGGCAGCATGGTTCAGTTTATGAGCGAGGGCAATATCCGTATTTCGCCGGAAAGCGGCGGTATCAACCTTTCGGTCATGCCAACAAAGAACCAGCTCGACTCCCTCTCCGATTTCATCAGCCATAATCGCGGTGAGGTCATTCTTGACCTTGATACGCCTGACGGGCAGACGGTATCGAGCACGGAATACCCGCGTGGCACGCACGCGAACAAGGTGCTTGCGGACATCAAGGCCTATTTTGAGGACGGCACGACGCCGCAGGTATCGAGCCTTGCACAGTTCCTATCCCTCAAGGGCACTGAGAACGCGCAGGAGATCGCGGCGCTCAAGCGTGAGAACGAGACCTTGCGTCAGCGCGTGGACTACTGGAAGGGGCAGACGCGCCGCAGCGACGGTGTTCGCACTGACAGCAAGAGCGTAGAAAAGGCGGCGAAGGAGCTGACGCGACGCTACGGTGCGGAGATCGATAGTGGAGAGATCGCAGGCGACCTTGCGAGCCTGTATGACTACATCGCGCGCGGCGGCGACGAGACCGGCGAGCTGACCTACACTGAGGCGAGAAGCCGCGCGGATTCCATCGCCCAGCGCATTGCAGAGAGCGCCATCGCAAAGGATGACGAGGTATACCGCGAGTATAGCGAACTGCGCAAGTACCTGAAAGATACGAAGATCACGCTCTCTGCCGAGGATGCGGCTGGCATCACGGACTACGCCGACTTCCGGCGCAGACTCTTCGGCAAGGTAAATCTTGGCAAGGGCGAGCATACGAACGTCGATCAGGTCTATTCCGAGCTGTCGGAAAGCTACCCTGAGTTTTTCAGCGAGACGCGCGATAACAACGTGAGCGACCAGATCGCGCGCATTGCCGACGTCGCAGGCGAGCTTTACAACGTGTCCGAGTACAATCCCTTTGAGGGGTACATGGGGCAGGCGGTCAGCTCGATCTCGAACGATATCCTCGACCGCTTTTTTGACCTGCCGCAGGCGAAGAAAACCTTCGCCGACGTACAGGCAGAGAAGCTGGATGCGGCGAAAGCGGCAGGCCGCAAGGCCACGGCTGACGCGAAGCTCGCAGGCCAGATGGCCCAGGGACGCACAGACGCCGTAAAGCTGCGCCATACGCAGGAGGCATTGCAGAAAGCTCGCACACAGCAGGCGGAGAAGCTGGATGCGCTGAAAGACCGTTACCGTGAGAAGGACGCAACGCGCCGCGAGGGGCAGAAGCGCCGCGAGTTGCGCGCGAAGATCACGCGGCACGCAAAAGACCTGTCGAAGAAGCTGCTGCGCCCGACGGACACGAAGCACATCCCCGAGAATATGCGCTCGGCGGTGGCGGCAGTGCTGAACAGCATCAATCAGGAGAGCGCCTACACCGTGGACGAAAGCGGCAAGCGCGTCTATGACGGCAGCGGCACGCCGACAAAGCGCACCGAGGCGTTCCGCGCATTGCAGAAGCAGTATCAAGACATTCTTTCAGGGAAAGAGACGGACGGCGACGACATGGTCATTGACCCGTCGCTGCTCGGCACGGACGGCTCGGACGGCTTGATTGGGCAGGTTATCGGAATGAAAGACAAGCGGCTCTCTGAGCTGACGCGCGAAGAGCTTGGGACGATGTGGAAGACCATTCGCGCGGTGGAGAAATCCGTCTCGACGGCAGGCAAGGTGCTCTCCAAGAGCAAATTCGAGACCACAAAGCAGATGGCGGATGCCTTCAAGGCCGACGTGAGCACGCGGCGGAAGAAGCTCGGCAACAATACGACAATCAGCTTAGAGACGCCGTACACGTTCTTTGCACACTATGGCGAGACGGGCAAGAGCATCTACCGGATGCTGCGCAATGCACAGGATTCTCAGGAGATCATGGCGCGTGACATTGCCGAGAAGACGCGAAAAGTGCTTGGCGACGAGCTGGGCGAGGCGGGTTTCAAGGATATTGCTGGAAAGGCTATCCACGGC